TTATTTTTCAGGAATAGTTGCCCATACAATATCGGGGGCGGTTGAGGTATCCACGCGCATAAGCAGAACCCGATATTTCTTCCACGCCGCCAGTTTTGCTGTTTCTTCCTCCGTGGCAATCTCTGCATCTACTGCGTCCTGTCGCCATGCGATTTCACTGTCCGCAACACGACGTAGCATTGATTTCTGAGTATCAGCGGTCATGACCAGTGATTCTTTTGATGGTGGCGGAATATCGCCCCATGCCGGAAGACCATCGTTACCTGCAATACGTATTTTCCCTTCCGGGGGAAATGAATCAAAGTAGGTTTTAGAGGTCTCATCATCAATATCAATTAAATCACCCGGCAATGTTCCATTTTCTTCATATGACGATAAAGAATCAACGAAGTATCTGTAATTGGTTGATGGACTGTATTTAAATTGATTCATATTATTTACCAAAGGCTATCCAGTTGATACCACGCGCGGTACGCACCCCAGCTGCATTAATACAGACCGCTGTAAAACTCCCGTTATCCACAATGCCTGCTTCTACAAAAACACGCGATGAATCTCCACCCGATAACGACCCTGAGCCACCCGCCAGCACCGCGTAGCTATTAGTAGAATAAGGAACAGGAAGAACGACGGTATATGAATCAAAACCGCCTGCAAATCCATACTGCAAAATATGACCGCTTGGAAAGCGTATCCAGTTTGTGCCGAATGTAAATCCCAGATTTGAAAGAGCCTCATAAACAGTGGCAGCACCATCTGCTTTAATGTCGGCAAACGGATGGGCACGGCTGAGAAGAATTAACTTCATTGCGCCTAACAGTTGGTTCCGTTTATTTTTATCAGGTGCCACCCCGGACGCCTCGATAACTCCGACCAGTTCCTCTTGTATGGCGTCAAAATAATCATCATCCAAATCTGTAGCTGGCGTACCGGTCTGTGGATTTCCACGGGTATCGGAACTGTCGCTCTGGCAAAGGCTCCTGACTGGTGTACCCGCGAACCTCCTTACATCGAGGTTGTGGACGGCAAGCAAAGACTCACCACTCTGAAAAAGCTGATCACCAACGAAATCCCAATCATGTTGCCGGACGGACCGCTTTACTGGCGAGATATGGCGCGCGCGGAGCAATTGGCATTTGGACGCCGCCCACTACCGGCAATTTTGCTTGATGACGCCACTTACAAGGACCGACTCGCGTATTTCATGGCGGTGAATTTTACTGGCGTTCCACAAAGCGAAGAACATCGCCAGAAGGTTTTGAAACTACAGGAGCGCGCAGCATGAACACAACCGAACTAATCGCCAGGCTGAAACTGGCGGCAGAAAAAGCGAGTAACGGCGAATGGGTTAAAGAGTCCGGCGACGGCTGGGAGGCAGCGTGTAGCGCTAACGACCGGGCTAACAGCGGATTCATCATTGCGCACTTTGAAGGGCCAGATGCAGCAGCTAACCGTGAGTTCGTCCAGGCAGCCAATCCTGTCAACGTTCTGGCTCTGGTAGAGGCGCTGGAGAGTGCGCAGCGGAAAATCGCTGAACTGGAAAATGACGAAGTCCGCCAGCGCCTGGCTAACGCAGAGCATCAACTGCATATGGCTGAACTTGCTAAGCACAACCTTAGGGCAAGCCGCATGGCACAGTTTAAAAAGCGTAAAGCAGCAGAGAAGCGCATCGCTGAACTGGAGGCGCGGACGGTCACACTTCCTGAGCCAATAAGAGCCGTGGCGCTTGGTCGTGACTTTCCGGCGCTTCAACACAGCGCTGTGGTTACGTTACTGCGCGAAGCTGGCATCAAATGCGAAGTGAAGGGGGAGTGATGCAATTTTCTCCGCTGACAACCTTCAGGTGCCTGTTTCTCGGGCACCATTTCGAAACTCTACTCAATCGCTGTAATGGCGCCTGGCTTGTATGCCGGCGCTGTGGAATGGCTGTGTGGCGGCCATGCCTGCCAGATGATGGCGATGTTATTGCTGAATTTAAGGACTAACCCATGACATTCACCAAAGAGCAGTTAATTGCAAAGGCACGAGAGCAGATTGAATTCTGCCGCCACACGAAGATAACAGGCGAAGGCCGCACCCATGTAAACCAATGTTCGGCGCTGTTTGAAATCGCACTGGTAGCGCTGACGGCTGAGCCCGTTTATTTTGTTGAAATAGAAGGAGACCAGGACATAAACGCCGGGCGTATTACAGGGAAGAAACGTCCCGATTTAGGGCTGTTGCCGGACGGAATCAATCCCCTTTATGCTGTCCCGCCAGCGCCGGTAGTGCCGGATATCGGTGAAATCCGCGTCGGCAGGTTGCCAACCATGAATCAGGATGATTACCCAGGCATGGGTGATTGGTGGGTGCAGCTTCGCATAGGCGAGGATTCTGATGAGATATTGGCGCGTGTTTATGGCGCTACGCCACAGGAGGCTAACAGCCGTGCTGAAGCATTAGCCTGCCGCGCCGCCATGCTTCAGGGTAAAGCCGAACCTGTAAGCCAGCCTTACACGTTGCCGGATGACAAACAACGCTTGGACTGGCTTGATGCGCAGAACAAAAGGCTTAACGAATATTACGGTACTGCATACGGGTGGAAATTTGACGCGAATTTCCAGCGCAATGCCATGATGCTTAATGACAGCAATTACCCGGTTATGAATGTCCGGCAGGCCATTGACGAGGCGATGCGTACTGCCACAAGGCTGCAGGAGGCGCAGGAAGTAAAAAAGTAGATCCATGCGGTATTTGTTTTGACTGGGCCCGTAATGGTTGCGGGACCTGTATCTTTAAAGAGTGACCGGGTGCAGCCGGTGAAGTGGAGGAATTATGCTGAACCTCGATTGTGTTCCTATCTCGACTTATTGCAAAGAAACCGGCGAGACCCTTGAAGCCATTAATAAACGGGTGCAACGCGGCGTCTGGTTTGAAGGTGTTCAGGTGCTGAAGGTGGAAGGCGTTAAGGAAAGATGGATTGATCTTAGTGAGGTTGCTAAATGGGCAAGGCAGAGTCGCCAAAACTACCGCGCGGCGTGACTATCAGAAAGCATAGCCAAGGCGAGACTATCAATATCACTTTCACCTATAGAGGGGTTAAATGCAGGGAACCCCTCTCTAATCTTGAAGTGAACAGTAAAAATATTAAATACGCCGAGAGAACCCTCGGCGAAATACATAATAAAATTGAGCGCGGAACATTCGTTTATGCTGAATATTTCCCGCGCTCTGCTCGATTGAAATTATTTGGGAATGCTGCGGCCGGGAAAACAATAAAAATGTATCTGGATGAATATATCGACATCTGCGAAACGCGAAAACTTTCCCCATCAACTATTGGCGGTTATAAAAAATGCCGTAGCGCGCTGTTCGCATTGCATTCACTTCCGGCAAGCGAACTAACCCCTGCAGCAATGAAAGCATGGATACAGAGCCGCACCACCACATTAAAGACGATCCGCAATCAGTTGTCTTTTATGCGATCAGCTCTTGATGAGGCTGTCACAGATGGGATTTTGCAAATTAACCCGGTATCTCTCGTAACGGCATCGAGGTATCAAAGCGACAAATCGGCTGCTGACAGCGATTATATTGTCGATCCACTTTCACCAGCAGAAGTAGATGCTCTCCTCTCTTCTGCCGGTAATAAGCAGTGGGAAAACTTGTTTATGTTCGCTATCCAGACGGGGTTGCGTAGCTCCGAATTATGCGCGTTGCGCTGGCGCGATATCGACTTCATCGGGAAGACGGCGCACGTACAGAACGCGAGTGTGGTAGGTGTTATTAAGGGAACGAAAACAAAGGCGGGCACACGCAAAGTAGAACTTAACGATGTGGCAATGGCTGTGTTGGCGAATCAGAAAACTTTCACTTTCATGAAAGATGCAACGATATTCGAGGATCCAAAAACGAATATGCCGTGGGCCAGCGCGGATGCGATCCGTAAAAAAGCATGGGTGCCAACATTACGCAAAGCAGGGATCAGATACCGCAACCCATACCAGACTCGGCATACATTCGCGACACGCCACATCAGCCAGGGCGCAAATCTTTTCTGGCTTGCTGGGCAAATGGGACACAAGGGGCCAGAGATGCTCTTCAGGCATTACGGATCTTATCTGAAAGAGTACGACGGAAACACCGAACGAAGACCACTCCTGGTCAGCGGCGGGACAAGAAAGGAGCCGTAAAGGAGCCGCAGTAATTTTTAGATTAAATTAATCCACTTTAATCAATTAGTTACATTTTTTCGGACACGGGTTCAACTCCCGCCAGCCCACCAAAATTCTCCATCGGTGATTACCAGAGTCATCCGATGAAGTCCTGAAAGCCCGCACGGCGTAAGCCCTGCGGGCTTTTTTGTGCCCTCAATTTGTCCCGCGAAGTCCGAAGAGAACTAATTAAATCCGAACCTTTTAGGCACCTTGTTAGGCACCTCATAAAGCTTTATTGTTTTTGAGGTGCCTAAAACTATGGAACCCGGCAATGGCAAGACAAACCAAACCTCTATCCGTTAAGGAAATCGAATCAGCCAAACCCAAAGAAACGGACTATGTTCTCTATGATGGCGATGGCCTTGAGCTACTGATCAAATCCAGCGGGAGTAAAATCTGGCAGTTTCGCTACATTCGCCCTGTCACCAAGAAACGTGCGAAGAAGAGCATAGGCCCCTACCCGTCAGTTACGCTTGCCGATGCCAAAAACTATCGCGCAGAGTCTCGTTCTCTTCTAGCGAAACAAATCGACCCTCAGGAACATCAGCAAGAACAACTTCGCAGTTCGCTGGTAGCCAAAACCAATACTTTCCAACTCGTAGCTGAACGATGGTGGAATGTGAAGAAAGCCAGCGTGACAGAGGACTATGCCGACGATATCTGGCGCTCTCTTGAAAGAGATGTCTTTCCTGCAATTGGCGACTTTAGCGTTACAGATATTAAAGCTCACACACTGGTTCAGGCCGTCCAACCATTTCAGGCCAGAGGAGCACTGGAAACCGTTCGTCGCCTGTGCCAACGCATTAATTAGGTCATGATCTACGCCCAAAACACAGGGCTGATTGATGCTGTGCCCAGCGTTAATATCGGTAAAGCCTTCGAGAAGCCTCAGAAAAAGAACATGCCCAGCATACGACCGGATCAGCTACCTCAACTGATGCAGACAATGCGAACAGCCAGCATTAGCCTTTCCACACGCTGCCTGTTCATGTGGCAGCTTCTTACTAGTACCCGCCCTGCCGAAGCGGCTGAAGCTCTCTGGGAAGAGGTAGACATTGAAGCGCGAGAGTGGAAGATTCCTGCAGCACGCATGAAAATGAACCGCGACCATACTGTTCCATTGTCAGATGAAGCAATTGCGATACTGGAGATGATGAAGCCGTTAAGTGGAAATCGAGAATTTATCTTTCCTAGCCGCATCAAGCCAAACCAGCCGATGAACAGTCAGACCGTAAACGCATCGCTAAAACGCGCAGGTTTTGGTGGGGTGCTCGTTTCACATGGCCTGCGATCTATCGCCAGTACAGCCCTTAATGAACAAGGCTTTCCGCCTGATGTCATTGAGGCTGCACTGGCTCATGTGGACAAAAATGAGGTACGTCGCGCTTACAACCGCAGCGACTATCTTGAACAACGTCGCCCCATGATGCAATGGTGGGCTGATTTTGTGAAAGCTGCTGATGGTGGAAGCATGGTTGAAATATGCTCCAGTAAATTGCAACTTGTTGGATAATATCAACTTCTACCCATAACGTGTATCAACTCAGATCTGAACTGTATTAGCTTAGACTTAATCTGACGGTTTCACTGACAGCGAAAAGCGGACCTCGCCAGTGGTAGGTTGCAGTAGCTTAAAAAGCACGTAAACCGTAGTACACATTTAGACTTTCAAAGCCAAGATTTTATCTAGTAGTAGGGATTTTTACTCTTTGTCAATGAATAGTTTAATATAAAAATTAAGGTTCCAAAATACTTTCAAATACTTAGTGTTTTTGCTAACTTCAATGCCAAATGCGAGTAATATATTGATTTTTTAAATAAAAAAGGAGTATCGGTATGCTTGAATGGTTAAATAACCACATAGGTACTGATTGGGCTACATACCTCGGAGTACTTCTGGCGATCCTGTCATTAATTTGGGGAGGGAACAAAGTACTAAAAAATAAGTCGATTTCCCAAAAAGCAAAAGTCAACGCAGGCATAGTTATTCAGATTGGAGGTGATTTTCAAGGAGGAAAGGATAATGAATCAAAAAGCTCAAGCAAATGAAAATTCGACTGTAATACAGATTGCGGGAAACTTAACTCAAGGAATCAGCTTTGCTGAGTGTGAACGATTATTTAATTTATTACTAACAGAAAACTTCCCAAGACTCGAAGCTATTGCTGCCTCAACAGCCAAGGAAAATGTTGACGCATTAGTCAAGGCGACATTCGAAAAAATTGATTCAAAGATTGATCAAATCAGTGTGGAAAAACTTGCTCAGCCCGATGTACAAAGTACGTTTAACAACGCAGTTCAAGGTGTTGCAAGAAAAGGTAAAAAAATAGATATCGATTTATTGGCCCAATTATTGGAGTCCAGAATCGAAAAAGACAGTACTGACTATATAGATAATTGCATTGAAGCGGCAGTGGAGATGGTACCAAAATTAACTAGTGATATGCTAGCAATCTTGCCAGCATTGCATTTTATTCAATCACTTACTTTGAGTAACCCTGCTGAAGTTGATAATGTTTATGGCTTAATCTATGACCATTTTTTGTTGCGAGGTGAGGATATGTCACGTTCGAAACTCAAGACAATGGCCTCTATTGGTGTGGGAAGTTACGTCAACATTATGGGAAGCAATACCTTTGAAGGTATGAAGGAAAAAAATAATTACTTACAAGGGATTGATGCAGAATCGAAATATCCGAGAATGTATCAAGCTTTAAATTTCTACGATCAAAAAGACTTGCACCAACTCACTCTCACTACACCGGGCCAAGTAATAGCCATCAAAATGCTGGCAAAAATATTCCCTTCACTGAATTTGCGCGATTTTTTACAGTAAATCTTAGCATTGACTAGATCCATGCCGATTAGGATATTTTGGATCTTGTCTATTTCTACTTATAAAATAGGGCTATTATAGCGGCCCTAACAATTTCATGTAGTATCAGGAAAATTGATCCATTCAATCTTTGAAAGATGATATGTTCGCCATCTATTAACATTCTTAGACGTGCTTGACGTCTGCTCCTAGCACGAAGCGTGGCAATAAAAACCGCCCTTAGGCGGTTATGTTTTTTCAAATCAGGTTAACTTTGTTTTCTCTTGAGCACTAATCTCGACCGGCTCCCATCAAACTCTACCTCTTCGTAATCCTTGAACAGTGCAACAAGCAGGCCCACGCCTACAAAGCAAACTGCAATAATTGCAGCAATTTCAAACCCAGTTAAAGCCGCAACTGGAGCGGCAGCAAACATCGACAATCCCCCAGTAACAGGCGCGGCAACAACAGCTGCGCCTATTAGCGTAATTGTTCCACCGCTAGCATATGCAATTTTTTTACTTTTTTTAACCTTACCTGCTAACTCACCCTCAATTATGATTACTGAAGCTTTGTTTTTTCTTGCAACCTCTAGCTCACTTTTAGTCGTTACTATTACTTCATTCATAGCCGATTTAACCTCTCATGCAAATTGACAATACATTGAGAAATTAATCGGCCAAAACATAAAAAAATTTACATGCCATTTTCAGGCGCTTTCGTAAAAGCACCTTGTAAAGCAATCAGCAATCGTCGTCTGGCTTTGCCACAGAACGACACGCGGACATGCAGGCTTTCTGCATTTCGGTCTTTGCCATTGCGACCCAGCGGGGATCTGCGCCAGTCTCTTTGGCGGTATCAAGCAGACTGATGAAATGTCGGCTCACGCCTTTTAGCCAGTTCATAACTTCAATATCGCCTGGCGATAGTGTGCGGTAGCCTTTAACGGTGCTGCCGTCCTGCGGTTTTGCTTCGCTCATTGTTTTACCTGTGTTTAGAAGGGCCAGCGTTACAACGCTTATTTGCGTAGCTATGTTATGCTTCAAGATAATTAGTAAGGAGGCTGACCATGCGTATAAATACCAAGTACAGGCTTGGAATTCTGCTCTACCTTATGGTAGCAAATGCTGTCGCCCTTCCACTGGTTGCCCTGGTTTTAGATCTGTTGATTGGGGGTAGCCTTATTGATATATGGAAAGGTTCATATTCCTTTTCTGACCTGCTTAATCATCGCGAAGGGCTTTTTCTCATGATGTCAGGACTAGGTGCTGCCACAGGATTTGTCTACTGGCTCTTTTTTTACAGGAAATACCAGCATTACGACTCAATGGATAAATACTTTAGGTAGTTACTTGCAGTGCGTGTTGATGTAGTCCTGCAAATAACCAATCTGCTTTGTCACTATTTCGATTCGCTCTCTGAGGGTGAAATAATCCCGTTCAGCGGGGTCAGTAAGTCTGGGGCCGGTGCCATCATCCATGCCGGGGGTGCTGGCCGCTCCGTTTGCTGGACATCTGGCGGAGATTTGCAGCCGCTTAACGGAGCTGCCGTCCTTCGGTTTTGCTTCGCTCATAAGATTACCTGGTAGTCGATGATGCATAATGCGCATAAAAAAGCCACCAACGGATGCAAGTGGCTTGGAGTGTGGGGGTAATTAAAAACGACCTGAGGTAGCTATTTTTTATGATGTTATGCTTTCTTTATCTAATGCGCCTTGTATTGCATCAGCTAACGCATCAACTTTTTCTTTGGCAATATCAATATCTTTACCTAGCTTATCTCGCCCTGCGTATGACGAGGGAGCAGAGACTGAGACTTTAATGATTTCTAAAGCGGCCTGAACAGCTAAAAGTCTTTGATTTTTAGCAATTGCTTCTTCAGAAGTCTTTGATGTGTCGTTGAAATAACCTTCTAACATTACAACCTCCTTTTAATTGTTTAGAGATTGCACCTTACACTTAAGATTTAGCCCAATAAAGCATTATCACAGGCACTCAGTGAATGCCTGCTATAATGCTTGACAAATTTTATCAGTGGTCACGTTCATAAGAGACCGGGAAAGAATGTTTTATAACCCTAGTGGAGTAATGAAAAACTCAAATTTATTCCACAGTGAAGGGTTCATTGCTAAAAGGCCAATCGAAAGAAATGAAAATGCACATAAAGATGCCAAAAATAATAAAACTTTCTTTTTTAATCGACTCCACTTTGAATGAATATAATATGTAACTAAAATTATTATCACTGTCTGAGCAATATACGGCGTCCATGATAGCGGATACCCAAACATAAAATGGGAAAAAAACAAGATCGCATAATAGCATCGCTATTATTAATGTAAGAATACTCCCAGCCCCTCCAAACACGCCATCTGTAAAGGAAAGGATGAAGGCTGCTCTGAGTCCCGGAGATACCAAGCAATAGTACAATATCGCCCATCCGCCAAAAACTTGCGTAAAAAGCATTAGTCCTGATTCTAAGCCGCCATCCCCTTCAGAAGTACGACTTGCTTTATCATTATCAAACATTGCATTTAGATCAGCTATGTTAGCTTCTTCTCGCTAAGAAAACTTCCGATTAGAGTAATCACGCTGATTTACTTGCGTACTACTGAAAGTCCCATCTTCATTATTTTTTATAGACATGATGAACCTCGTGAAAGCACAAAATAACAAATATATATGTTACCGGCTTGCCTTCACCATGATAAGTCTGTTTTACGAAATAAATGGTTATTGTTTTGATTAAGCCTTTTAAAGCATTAAATAAAGAATAATATTCCAATATATTTTAAATTTTAAAGATAATGTCTGCCAAAGCAGATACGCTATTTAATGCACTGCTTATTAATGTAACCCTGCAAATAGTCCACCTGCTTTGTCACAATTTCGATTCGCTCTCTGAGGGTGAAATAATCCCGTTCAGCGGAGTCATTAAGTCGGGGGTAGGAAGCATCGCCCATGCCGCCGGTGCTGGTCGCTCCGCTCGCGGGACACCTGGCGTTGATGCGCAACCCGCACTTACCATCACGAACGCAACGCTGCAAATCATCAAGCTGCTTTTTCGCATCGGCTAATTCCTGTGTGTATTTGGTATCCAGTGCTGCGACGTCGCGCTGGTGTGTAAGCAAACCCGTTTTAGTTCCACGCATTTTTTGAGATTTCCGGAGTTTCAGTCATCAGCCGGTACTCTTCCGGCGTCAGGTTATTCAGGGATTCATG